CTTTGTAACTATACCGTGAACGGATGCCATCAGGTCTGCAAGTTGTCCTATGAACTTATCATTATAGTTATCACGGGTTAGAACTTCTCCTTCTAACCACTGACCGCTCATCATCTCTGGTATTGTGTAAACCATTTTTCAATCTCACTATAATTTGTAAATATGTTTCTATAGTCTGGGTTGTGTATGACAGGTATTTTATATACGTCTTGCATTTGTAAATCGTAATAGTCGGCAATCCTTTGAATCTCTTGGTCTTGATTTTTCACAAAGTCGTCATAGGTTACGACAGGACATGTGAAAGTTTTCATCACGGCATCCGTGAACTCTTCACGTCGCATAAATTTATCAAAATCTTCTACTGTTGCGGTAAATGAATTTTCTGGTGGTGTTACTCTCTTTTCAGAATCATATATTCCATATTCTCTGGGTCGAGGATAACCCGCTGAACTACACCGAATACAAGTCAACTCATAACAGAAATGGGAAATCTTATCTTCGTTCTTGAACCATATTAGATCAAAGTCTTTAAGTATGTCTTGTGCTACTTCTATCCTTTGTTCAAGAGGAAGCTTGACAGATTCAATTGTGTTGGTAAACTGTGGTGGCATTGATTTTATGCAATACGGTATAGGAAAATTTTCAAGATGTCTCAATCGATTTTTGATATCCTGATCACTCAACAACCCCTCGTTAACATGAAAATCAATATCAATTCTTTTTGTTTTTAATTCAAATTGATTTGTTAGGTCAACCTCTTTGTTCCTTCCAAACCATTCATTTCCTTCGGCAAGACCAAACACTCTGCACATATATTCCATTATGTAATACGAACCAGAACGGGTTACGCACACAATACAAAAATCACTCATTAAACCACTCCAGTATCTCTTCGTAGTTTGCAAACTTTTCTATATAGTCCATTTGAATCTTGTGTGGCATTGGAAATTTAATTGGTGCGCCAAATCTAAACTGTTTCCAATACCACTCCTCTAGGTTTTCAACAACCTCAGTTGGGTTTTCCAAAAAGTCCTCAAACTTTATCAGGGGTTCGTTCTTGATAAATCCATAAACCTTCCATGCCTTCCAAAAGAGCTTACGTCGATACATAAAGATATCAAACTGATTTCTGGTTGCCATAACAGAGTTGTCATCTAGTATCGGTTGACCATCTGATTCATATACATGATTTACTTTGGTGTGCAGTCTTGCAACATGACTTAAAAACTGTCTTACTTCATCGTCCCTGTACAACCATATCTTAGGCATGTCGTTGAGAACAAATCCCAATTTACTTTCTGGAACATAATGAATTAAAATTTTGAGTATATGTGGTTGGTTTGAGAAAGGTGTTTCTTCTATGTGCTGATAATCATTTTTTTTCAACCAAGAATTGGAGTCTGCCATCCCGTATATATTACATATTGCTCTACGAAAAACTGTACAACCACTTCGTGATGTTGATACCATACCAATTCTGTTTTCGTTCATGTTATATATAGTAATATGATTTGTGAATATTCTGAGACTACCTTTGAGGAAATATATGACCTTTGGAACGAAGGTCTGTGGCCTAACAGAGTAAGTAAAATAGAATCTCGAAGCTCCCTGTCATGGGATGCGGAATTGTGGGAAGGTTATGGAAACATATCTATAACAAAACAGAAAGATACAATATGGAAGTATGAACCTACCTTCTGGGCAGCAAAATCAGATGGTAAACTTATAGGTGTCAATAGTGGGTTTAAGACGAATGATAATATTTACAGGTCCAGAGGGTTGTATGTAAGTCCAGAACATAGGGGTCACAGAGTGTCAAATATGCTTTTAAAACTTACTATAAATAGTGCGAAACAAGAAGAATGCAGAATTATCTGGACTATGCCAAGGAAATCTGCACTGCCTGCATATGAAAGTGTGGGGTTTCGCAAGATTGGGGGGTGGATAGACGAGGGCGTAGAATTTGGCCCAAACTGTATCGCAATAAACGAAATCTTATAAATATATAAAAAAGGATATCTTCATGGCCATACCCACAAGTAAATCAACATTCAAAGATTATTGCTTACGAGCGTTAGGTTCTGGTGTCATTGATATCAACGTATCAGACGATCAAGCAGATGATCGTATCGATGAAGCCCTACAATTTTTTGCACAGTATCACTATGACGGTATTGAGAAGATGTATCTCAAACATCTTATTACCGAAGAAGAAGTTACGCGAGCAAGAGCAAACACAACATCAACCGGAACAGATACATCAGATAATTCCATCACCGCAACATTTCTGGAGGGTAATAACTTTATCCCGATGCCAAGTGCTGTTGTGTCTGTGATACAGGTATGGCCATTTACAGACACGGGTGGTGGTAGTAACATGTTTGATATGCGTTACCAGTTGCGTCTCAATGATTTATTTGACCTGTCCTCTACGTCTGTCATTCAGTATCAGATGGCTATGGACAACTTAGATTTTCTAGAACATATTCTTGTGGGTGAAACACCAATCCGTTTCAACCAACATCAAAACCGTCTGTACATCGATGCAGATTGGGAGAATGACTTTACTGCTGGAACAGACTATATCATTGTCGAGTGTTATCGTAAACTAGACCCAGCAACTTACACAGATATTTTTGACGACATCTATCTCAAGAGATATGCAACTGCACTAATCAAACAACAGTGGGGTGCGAACCTGTCTAAGTTTAGTGGTGTTGCAATGTTGGGCGGTGTTACCATGAATGGTGATACAATTTACTCACAAGCACAGGAAGAGATTAATAAGTTAGAAGAACAAATCGCTCTCACATTTGAGTTACCAGTAAATTACATGGTAGGATAACTATGGCAGTTAATAAACACTTCCATACAAATGGTGTGAGTGCGATTGCATCTGAACAGTCTCTATATGCTGACTTGGTTGCAGAATCTATTCGTCACAAGGGTCATGATGTCTATTATCTTGACCGTACTCTTGTTGCAGAAGATAATGTTCTTGGTGAAGACTCTTTGTCAAAATTTAATAATCAAGCTACTATTGAAATGTACATGGAAGATTCTGCTCTTGGTTATGGGGGTGAACGTGAACTTCTAACTCAGTTTGGTTTGCAAAATCTAAGTGAAGCAACTTTTATTGTAAGTAAAACAAAGTTTCAAGATAAGACAAAACAAATAGAAATTGAGGAAGGTACAGATTCAACATCTGGTGCAATTCAACTAGAATCTGGTACGGTTACTAACAGCACAATATCTTATATAATAAACGAAACTGATGCAACCGATGCTGATAGACCTTTCGAGGGTGATGCAATTTATCACCCGCAGCTGGGTAAACTATTCGAAATTAATTTTGTAGATCATGATGACCCCTTTCATCAATTAGATAATAACCCTGTTTACAAAATGCGTTGTCGATTGTTTGATTATTCTTCTGAAGAGTTTACCACAGGCATTACTGACATTGATGCAATCTCAGATAGTCTATCAGTTAGAACTTCTGATTATCAATTCACTCTTGAAAGACCATCTATTGCGGGTGGCCCGATAACTCTAGACTTTGGTGATTTTGACCTTTCTAGTAGTACAACTCTGGACAACACAATAGTTACATCAGACCCCGCATCTTATGGTGAAAGTATTCTACTTGAAAATGGTAGTTATATCATAACTGAGGAGTTTGTGCTTGGTGATGGTGTTACTGATAAAACTGCTCAGAACGAATTATTTGAAACCTTAGATGATACTGTTCTAGACTTTAGTGAGTCAAATCCATTCGGTGACGTTGGGAGTGTAGCATAATGGCCGTAACAAACGTAACTAATATACTTGCATCTGAAAAACTACTATATGCTGATTTGCTTGTAGAAGCAATTCAGATTCATGGTCATGATGTATATTATCTTGACCGCGAACTTGTCGCTGAGGACACAGTTCTTGGTGAGGATTCGTTATCTAAATTCAGAACTCAGGCACCTATAGAAATGTACATGGAAAGTTCCGAAGGTGGTTATGCCGGTGAACAAGAAATAATGAGTCAATTTGGTTTGCAGAATTTAAGTGAAGCTACGTTCATTGTCAGTAAGAAAAGATTTCAAGAGAAGACAAAACAAATTCGGATTGAAACTGCAACAGACACAACCTCATCTGGTTCTATTCTTTTAGAGTCGGGATCGATAGCAACATCTAGACTAGAAGGTGAAACATTTTATATTTTGAATGAAACAGATGCAACTGATACAGATCGTCCTCTAGAGGGTGACGCAATTTATCATCCTGTGCTTAAAAAATTATTTGAGATTAACTTTGTTGATCATGACGATCCTTTCTTTCAGTTAAACCAAAATCCAGTTTATAAACTAAAATGTCGCCTCTTTGATTATGGATCAGAAACACTTGAAACAGGTATTACAGAGATTGATGCGATTGAAGATTCTCTCTCAATTGCAAGTTCGGATTACCAGTTTACTATTGAACTTAGTACTTATCAAGCATTTGGTACTTCAACATTATCAGGTGATGGTGTATCCTTAGTATCAATTACTCAAGGTGGTGCATATACAACAGCGCCTACAGTCACATTTTCTCAACCAGATATTCAAGGTGTTGTCACTGCTGGTAGACTTTTAACTTTTGGTGCTGGTCATACGAATAACGCATTTTATAATATGGTTGGAGGTTCTGGTAGTGGACTTCAAATAAGAGGAACAGGCGGTGGTGGTATGATAGGGTTTACCATAACTGTTGCTGGAACAGGATATCAAGTCGGAGATGTTGTTTCAACTCCTATTGATAATCCAGCTACCCTTGAAATTACTGCTGTGAATGATAACACATTAACACTTGGTACAGCAGTTATTGATTCAAGTGGTACAGTTACAGAGGTTACAATTACTGAAGCTGGTACAGGATATACTAATGCACCTACAGTTACATTTTCTAGTAGTGACTTACAAGGTTCGTTGTTATTAGAAAATGCAGCTGATACTGGTGACGCAGAGTTCTTAATCTCGGAAGACTATATAATAGGAGATTATGTTACAGATAAAACAGCACAAAATGAGTTATTTGATGTACTTGATGATACTGTTATTGATTTTACAGAATCAAATCCATTTGGTGACGTAGGAAGTAATACATAATGAAAAAGGAGAATACAATATGTTAGGTCAAAGTTTTTACCATGAAACTGTACGCAATGTAATTGTTGCGTTCGGAACAATGTTTAATAATATTCAGATTGTTCGTAAGGACAATGCTGGAACAATAACACAGTCAATGAAAGTTCCACTTGCATACGGCCCAAAACAAAAATGGTTAGCTCGATTAGATCAAGACCCATCACTTGCAACAGCTACAGCAATCACTTTACCAAGAATAGGTTTTGAAATTGGTTCATTAAGTTACGACCCAACCAGAAAAATGAATCGAGTTCAAAAGTTTAAAAAAGTAAAATCATCAAGCAGTGCTTCAGGAAAACTTGATACACAGTATATGCCTGTTCCATATAATATGGATATTACTTTATATGCTATGGCAAAAAACTCTGATGACGCATTACAAATTGTAGAACAAATTCTTCCATTTTTTCAACCAGATTATACAATCACATTGAATGATAACTCGGACATGGGAATTAAGAAAGATGTTCCTATTATCTTGACAGATGTTAGTTACGAGGATAATTATCAAGGTGACTTTGAAAGTCGCCGTGCAATCATTTACACCTTATCATTTACAACTAAGTTTTATCTATATGGCCCTGTCACTTCTTCAAGTGTTATCAAGACTGTACAGGTCGATCAGTTTGCAAATCTACCAGAAGTTTCTCCCAAAAGAGAACAGAGATATACAGTTACTCCTAATCCATCATCAGCTGATGCAGATGACGATTTCGGTTTCAGTGAAACATCATCATTCTTTGAAGATGCGAAAACTTATGATCCTGTTTCTGGAACAGACGTAAAGTAAATATTGAAAATTAAGGATTGTTATGAAAGACGCTGATAAAATTATTGGTGGGGCTTTAGGAATACTAGAGTCTGACCCTATCGAAAAATCAATTAAGGAACAGAGTAATGTTCCTCGCGTTGTACCAGCTACCAATGAAGATGATATTGACAACGATTACAAATATCAAAGAGAAAATCTTTATAATCTTATTGAGCGTGGTCAAGATGCTATAGATGGTATTCTTGAACTTGCAAAAGAATCAGAACACCCAAGAACTTATGAAGTTGCATTGAATGGCATTAAACAAGTTGCAGAAGTAACAGAAAAACTTGCAGACCTTCAAGAAAAAATGAGAAAACTAAAAGAAGTTCCTAACAACGCACCCAAAAGT